TTTGCAGTTATTAAAGGCGTAGACTCATAATGGCTACCAAGCCCAAGTCATCGGTCAATGAGGCTGGCAACTACACGAAGCCAACCATGCGTAAGCGGCTCTTTGAGGAAATCAAAGGTTCTGCTGTGCAAGGCACTGCGGCTGGTGAATGGTCGGCTCGCAAAGCCCAACTGTTGGCAAAGAAGTACAAAGAAAAAGGTGGCGGTTATAAATGAAAGCCACACAAAAAAGCCTCAAAGATTGGTCAAGTCAAAACTGGCGCACCAAGTCTGGAAAGCCATCGTCTGAAACAGGCGAGAGATATCTGCCTGAGAAGGCGATTAAAGCACTGACTGCGGCTGAGTATGCGGCAACCACAAGGGCAAAGCGTGAGGCTACAAAGGCAGGAAAGCAGTTTGCCAAGCAGCCTAAAAAGATTGCTGAAAAGATCAAGGGGTTCAGATGAAAACTCCAGCTTACGCACGAAAAGAAGGCCAGAACCCCAAAGGCGGCTTGAACGCCAAGGGAAGGGCTGCGGCAAAGGCCGAGGGCATGAATCTGAAACCACCAGTGAAGTCTGGTGACAATCCTAGAAGGGCATCGTTCTTGGCTCGCATGGCTGGCAATGCTGGCCCTGAATACAAGGATGGTGAACCAACTCGATTGCTGTTAAGTCTGAGGGCTTGGGGCGCATCATCAAAAGCAGATGCCAAAGCCAAGGCAAAGCGCATCTCTGAACGCAATAAGGCCAAGTGATGCAAATACCTATCTTGAACGGCATTTTTACTGACAGCACCCCTGAACTGCGTACCAGCTACCCAGTGAATCTTGTGCCTGTGCCAAAGCAATCAGGTATCAGCAATGGGTTTCTGCGACCAGGAGATGGGATTGTGGCAAACGGCACAGGGCCAGGCATTGATCGTGGCGGCATCAACTGGAGAGGTCAGTTATATCGGGTAATGGGTACAAAGTTAGTGGAGATCGATAGCGCAGGCGCAGTTACCGTGCTGGGCGATGTGGGTGGGCCAACAAATCAACTGGTGACTTTTGATTACAGCTTTGATTTACTTGCGATTGCATCCGGTGGGCGTTTGTATTACTGGAATGGTACAACTCTGACACAAGTGACTGACCCTGACTTGGGTGTGGTATTAGATGTGGTGTGGATTGATGGTTACTTTATGACCACAGATGGTGAATTTTTGATCGTGACTGAACTGTCAGACCCAACACAAGTCAATCCGCTGAAGTATGGTAGTTCTGAAGTTGACCCAGATCCAGTGGTTGCGCTACTAAAGTTGCGAAATGAAGTCTTTGCCCTGAATCGCAACACGATTGAGGTATTTGACAACGTTGGTGGTGAGTTATTTCCATTCGCAAGAATTGATGGCGCACAAATCCAAAAGGGCGTTGTTGGAACATTTGCTTGCTGTGTCTTTATTGACCGCATTGCGTTTTTAGGTAGCGCAAGAAATGAAGCACCTAGCATCTACGTGGGTGCTGCGGCAACTACTCAAAAGATCAGCACTCAGGAAATTGACAATCTACTTCTTGAATACACCGAGGCTCAATTGGCCTTGGTTAAGTTAGAGGCCAGAAACGACAAGAATCACGAACACCTTTATGTGCATTTGCCTGATCGCACCATAGTTTATGACGCATCAGCATCTGAGGCATTACAAACCCCTGTCTGGTTCACACTGACCACAACCCTTGCTGGGTTTGCACAATACCGAGCCAGAAACATGGTTTGGGTGTACGACAAGTGGATGGTTGGAGACCCGCAGTCCACAAGCATCGGTTACTTGGTGCAGGATACAGGCCACCATTGGGGTCAGCAAGTGCGTTGGGAGTTTGGCACACTGATTGTCTACAACGAGAGCAATGGTGCAATATTTAACGAGATGGAACTTGTGAGCCTGACGGGTAGCATTGCATTGGGCAAAAACCCAAAAATCAGCACCAGCTATTCTTTGGATGGGCAGACTTATTCACAGGAAAAGTTTATCTCTGTCGGCACGATTGGAAACCGCCAAAAGCGTTTGGCTTGGTTTCAGCAGGGTCACATGAGGAACTGGCGCATACAGCGTTTCCGTGGCGATAGTGATGCCCATGTGTCCTATGTGCGCTTAGAGGCACAGATTGAAGCATTGGCATATTGATGGCAACCGCACCCGTTTCCCGCAAACTAAATCTGACGCGAGATCAGCTTGCTGAGTTCCTGACCGATCAACAACAGATCAGGCAGTTTGAATTGTTGTTTTCTACGGTTGACCAACTTCAAGTAATTGTCGGAACTGACTTTGAATATCAGGCAGACACGGCAGCGGCAACAGCAAATGAAGCCTTGTCACAGATTGATTACTTAGCACAAAGCACAGCGGTAGACAATGCTGTGCTTAATGCCAAAATACAGCAGACATTGGATGCCATTCCAAGATTGGCTCAAGCATTGGATTTGCTTGCACTTGCCCCTGTGCGTAATAATATCGAATTGGAGCATGATGTAAATGGCATCTTGCCGTATGCAAACCAAACCCCAAGAGTTCGATCTAATCAGGTGCTGATATGGCTTTCGATGTAATTACCCCTGTTAAATTAGGCCAAGCAGCCATCACCACTGGCGTGACTACGCTTTACACAGTGCCAGCAGCAACTAGAACGCTGCTTAAAGAATTCAGTATTGCCAATACAACGGCATCCGCCATTAACGTGAGAGTGTTTTTAGTTCCATCAGCAGGTTCGGCTGGAACTGGAAATGCTTTCCTATACGATGTGTCTGTGCCAGCTGCTAATGCCTTGCAATACAACGGCATTGAGGTACTGAACGCAGGGGACACAATTCAAATTCAGGCTGCATCGACTGGCCTCACAATCATCGCAAGTGGTGGCGAAGCCACATAAGGAGTATGAAATGACCGTATCAATCAAGGTGCTGATACCACCAAAACAAGCCGAAGGCACACAGACTACGCAGTACACCGCTGTGAATTGTAAAGCGATCATTGACAAATTCACAGCCACAAATACAACTGCAGGAAATGTGACGATCAGCGTTAACTTGGTGACCAGTGGCGGCACAGCAGGCGTAACCAACTTAATTGTGGACACACGAAGCATTGCACCAGATGAGACCTACACATTCCCTGAATTGGTTGGGCAAGCATTGGAGTCTGGTAGTTTTATATCGACTATTGCCAGCGCAGCCACATCTTTAACCATCCGTGCCAGTGGGCGTGAAATTACTTAAAGGAGCTAGAAATGAAAGAATTTATGGTTATTCCACGGGGCTTTAATGGCCTGCCGATGGAAGAAGAATTTTTGACCAACGCAGAGAATAAAAAGAACTATGCCGTTGCGGTCGCTGATTGGAACTATGGCCCTGAAATGCCAACCAATGAGCCTGGTGCAAATAAGGAGTTTTACGCTGGTTTGGCAGAGGCAATGCAATGCGATGAAAAAGACGCAAGACGCAAGCATTGCTCGAACTGCGAGTATTACGACAACAGCTTCATGACCCAAGTCAGAATTGAGCGCATCCCAATGGCGGCTTATGACAAGGGCGCAGGTTTCAGGGGTCACTGCGAAAAGCTGAATTTTATCTGCAACGATATGCGGGTTTGTCAGGCTTGGGAAGACCGAGAATATGAGGATTGACCTTTTGTCAATTTGTGCGAAAATCAAGCCGCTGAGTTCTGGCATCCAGCGGCCTGCCCTAATTAGGAGTTGTGGATGACCAATGGACTGCGAGAAAACCTGACAAAGGTTTTTATGCTACCCCAACCAGCCATTGATTGGCTGATGATGGTCTATGACGCAATCCAAGTCTTTGATGATGTGGCAGATGGCGACCAAGTGGCACGAGAAGACCTCAATGCGACCATTTGGAACACACTGGTGGGTATGCACCAGAACACATTTTTTATTGCCAACAGCGTCCATCTAACGCCCTTGCTGGCGACAATGATTCTCAAGTGGCAAGCCTCGGATACGGCAGAGCGAAATAAACAGGCAGATGCCAAGTCGTTCATTTGGCGAGCTGGATATTACGATTTGATTTTAATGACCGTTTCGCTAGTTCATGGGGCTGGATATGCCACAAAATATGGTCATCATGTGATGGCTTTGTATGGCGAAACTTTTGAAGATTACATGAAGGAGTTTGGCGATGCCTGATCCAGTCACAGCCCTAGTCGTTGGTGGAAGCCAACTTATCGGAAGTTCAATGCAAGCCAAAGCTGCTGGCGAGGCCGCAGACATTCAATCTGGTGCAGCCCAAGCAGGCATTGAAGAACAGCGTAGACAGTTCGATGCTTTACAGGCGATATTGAAACCCTATGTAGAGGTTGGTGCGCCAGCGATGGCTCGTTTTCAAGCATATGGTGAAGCAGGGCCAAAAGCCTTTGAACAACAACAAGCATTGGCGGGTGTTCTTGGCCCTGAGAGACAAGCTGCAGCGATTGCCGAAATTGAACAGGGTGCTGGTTTTCAAGCCAGAGTGAGAACTGGTGAAGAAGCATTATTGCAACGTGCATCTGCCACAGGTGGATTGCGTGGTGGCAATATCCAAGCGGCATTGGCTCAATTTAGACCACAAATGTTGGAACAGGAAATTGAGCGCCAATACGGAAGGCTTGGTGGTTTCTCAGATATTGGTCGTGAAACAGAAGCTAATTTACTAAAAATCGGTCAAGCATCTGCCGCTGGTGTTGGCGCACAAGGCATAACTACTGGCACAAATGTGGCAAATTTACTTGCTCAACAGGGTGCTGCACGGGCTGGTGGTGAGATCGGTCAAGCGAGAGCTTATGGACAATTATTTAACTTGCCTGGTCAACTGCTTGGTTTCCAATACGGTGCAGGAAAAACTCCAGGACTTGGGTTTTAAGGATTAGAACATGGCAACGATTAACCCTTTAATGCGTCCTATTGATTACACAGTGGATGTGCAAAGTCCATTTGAGTCTGCTTTGGGTGGGTTCAAACTTGGTGCTGGTGTTGCTGAAATACAAGCGACACAGCAAAGGCGTGAACTTGAACGCAAGGCATTAGAGCAAGCACAAGCAGCTCAAACTGAACTTGCAAATTTATTCAAAAACCCGAATGCAACAGCAACAGATTACGCACGGGTTACGGCATTTTTGCCAAAAGATCAAGCGGCAACAGTATTGTCTGGTTTTGAGGCTCAAACAAAAGAACAGCAACAAAATACCTTAAGACAAGGCACTCAGGTTTACACAGCCATTAAGTCTGGAAATTTACCAGTTGCTGAAATGCAACTTAAAGAACAAGCCACAGCACTTAGAAATGCTGGGAGAGAAAAAGAAGCGCAGGGTTATGACGACCTTTCAAATCTTATTAGGCTCAATCCAACAGGAGCGCAAACAACGATTGCGTTGACCATTGCTGGATTGCCTGGTGGTAAAGATTTTCTCGATAATGCTGATAAAACATTGTCAACACAGAGGGCAGAAGCCCTCCAGCCAAGTGCATTAAAAAGAGCTATTGCAGATGCAGACAAAGCCGTGGCAGATGCTACCGCAGCACAGGCCACCGCAAAGAACGCACCAGAAAAAGCAGCCGCTGATGCTGCAAAAGCAACAGCAGATGCCAACAAAGCCAAAGTGGAGGCGCAGTTTGCAGAACAGCAACAACTTGCAATTCTTGAGAAAAGCAATTGGGATGTTAAAAATCTCAAAAGCCAAATAAGTAACCGTGCAGCACAACTTAATTTGCAAACACAAGAAGTTACTGCAACTGTGGCTGAGAAATTAGCATCTGTTGGTCAAAAATTAAATGAAGTTCCAGCAGATACAAAGAAACTAATAAATGAATCTGCTGTTGCAGCGGCAACATCTAGACAATCTGCTGGTCAATTTAATGATCTAGCAAAACGTCTTGAAGCCGAGGGTGGTGGTTATGGTGTGTTTTCAAGCGCATCTGATTACCTGAAAAGAGGTGTTGGTTTTCAGGGTGGCATGACTCAATTGCGCCAAGAATATACACGGCTTAGAAACACAGCGGCAATAAAATCCTTACCACCAGGCCCTGCAACTGATCGAGACATTGCTTTGGCATTGCGTGGTTTCCCAAGCGAAACAGCATCAGCCTCAGATTTATCGAGCTTTTTGCGTGGTATGGCTAAGTTGCAAGACATTGATGCTTCAATCAATAACGCCAAAACAGATTGGCTTACTAATAACAATGGGTCTTTGGCACGAGCTAAAAATACTTTTGTTGCGGGTGACTATGCGGCAAAAGCAGGTGAAAATTTCAATGATTTTTCAACACGAATTATTGATGATGTAACAAAGAAATATGACCCTAGAACACAAACATCATTAGTTGAACAAATCCCAACCCCTAGAACCCCTCAACCGATGGCAGCACAAAATAACATTCGATCAGCAGCAGATGCAATTTTGGCTGGAGGTCAATAAATGGCAACCGCAGACGAATACGCAGCATGGATTGTAAGAAACTCGGATAAACGTGGTACGCCTGCGTTTGATACTGTGGCGCAGGCTTATCAAATTGCAAAAGCAGAAGAAACTACTGCCCGTACTCGACAGCAACTTGCGCCTGTACCACCAACGCCAAGTGTGCTAGGTCGTATTATTGGTGCTGGTGAAACTGCCCTGACTTTGGGAACAGCCGCAACAGGCGGTACGTTAGGGACAATTATTGGTGCTGGTAAAGGTCTGACAGAGCAAATTTTATCTGGTGAGTTTGGTACACCACAAGCTGCTCGTGCGGTTGAAAGAGCCGCAGCAGAAGGAGCGCAGGCATTAACTTATCAACCGAGGACAGAAGCAGGCCAAGAAATGGTGCAGGCTACAGGTCAATTTTTGGGTGAAGTTTTGCCGCCTGTTTTGCCAACTATTGCAGCACCTACTGCAACCACACAAGCAATTAGAAGTGCAGCCCCAATTACGCAAGCAACAGCCCAGCGTGGTGCGGCTGCGACACGGCAAGCGGCACAAGCAACTGGAGAGGCCATTGCAAAGCCTGTACAAGCGGCCACAACAGCCGTTCGTGAGGCTTTGGGTATGGAGATCACACCAACCCCTACAGCGGCTGGCGCAAGGGTTTCTGTAGGTGCGGCAGCCACTCCAGCAGAGTTACAAAGAGTAACGGTTGCGGAACAATTAGGTTTTACAGGCCCTGCTGGATTAACTGCTGGTCAGAGGACAAGAAATTTTGCAGACTTACAGTTTGAAAAAGAGACTGCCAAGTTGGGTGAGGCTGGCGCACCTTTACGTGAACGAGTCAGCAATCAAACAGCAAATTTAATTCAGCAATTTGATGCGATGGTTGATCGTACTGAACCAATGTTGGCAGACGCAAGAGACATTGGCAAAGCCGTAGATAAAGCCGTTGTCAATAAAGCAGAAGTACAAAGAAGAAAAATTCGTGATGCCTATACCAAGGCCAGAGAAGATGGTTCTATGCTTGAGCCAGTTACTCTAAATGAGTTGGCAACAACTGCGGCAGATGTTCAGCGTTTTGAAGGCGTTGCACCAAATGTTGCACCAATTCGCAAAGAGGCAATCAGGCTTGGTGTATTGGTAGAAGATGCAGATGGCAACTTGATTGCACAAGCAAAATCCATTGACGATACTGAATTGCTTAGACAATTTGTCAATGAGGCTACCGACTGGACAAACAGACGCGAGTCTCTGATGGCAAGAAAAATCAATTCCGCAATTGATGCTGGAACTGAAGGTAAAGGTGGTGAATCTTACAAAGCAGCTCGTAAAATTCGTCAGGATTTTGCCAATGAGTTTGAAAACGTAGGATTGACAGCAAAACTTCTGTCAACCAAGCGAGGCACGGATGAGCGTGTTATTGCCTTTGATGATGTATTCGACAAAATTATCATCAATGCCCCACTTGAGGAAATGAACAAAGTCAGAAAAACTTTGCTGACAGCAGGGCCGGAAGGTAAGCAGGCATGGAATGAATTAAAGTCCAACACAATTCGTTACATTATCAATAAATCCTTGTCAACAGCCCAAAGAGATGAACGTGGGCAAGCATTGGTTTCCCCTGACAAACTCAACAGTGTCATTCGGTCTTTGGATAGAGAAGGCAAACTCGAAGGTCTATATGGCAAAAAGCAAGCCCAACAAATCCGAGACCTTGGCGAAATAGCCATTGATATTTACACAGCACCGCCTGGTGCGATAAATTTTTCAAACACAGCATCAGCTTTGCAAGTTGCTTTAGACTCTGTTATGACTTTTGGTTTAACTGGAATACCAGCACCAGCAGTCACAGCTTTGAGGGAAGCATCAAAATACGTCAAAAATCGTGAAGTCAGAAACAGGGTTCGACAGGCTTTGCAACCTTTGGAGAATAGATAAATGTCAGCACTATCAGTAGAACCACCATTTCCAGCGTTTGCGGATGCTGATGGACAGCCGCTTGATGATGGTTACATCTGGATTGGCACAGTCAATCTAAATCCAATTACAAACCCGATTGTTGCGTACTGGGATTCAGCCTTGACTATCACTGCTGTCCAGCCGATTCGCACCAGTGGAGGTTATCTTGTCTACCAAGGCACACCAGCACGTATTTACACTGCAAGCGATTATTCCATTCAAGTACAGAATAAGAATGCTACGGTGGTCTATACCTCATTGAACGGCAATGCTTTTGGTGGTGGCACATTGGCTTTAAACGCCACAGGCACAGGCACACAGACAATTTTTCCAGTGGGTTCATTACCTACGGCAATCTACATCAACGGTGTTTATCAAAATCAAAATACTTACGCATTTGCGAATGGCAATGTAACATTCACAGAAGCGCCACCATTCACCTCTATCATTGAATTTGTATTCTGAGGAATAAACCATGTTAAAAACAATTTCATCTATCACGAACGCACTTGGTGCTTTAAACTACAAAGGCACATGGAATGCCTCTACAAACACGCCTACCCTCACATCAAGCGTTGGTGCAAAAGGCGATTATTATGTTGTCAGCGTTGCTGGTTCAACTAACTTAAATGGTGAGACATTATGGGGTGTTGGTGATTGGGCAGTCTTTAATGGCTCAGTTTGGCAAAGGGTAGAGGGTGGAGATACTATTAACGCAACGACAGTAACTGCATCAACCAGCGTTACAACTCCCATTGTTCAAGCAATAAACTCTAGTGGTTTAGCACTTAAAAATTCAGGCGGCACAACGCAACTTTCTTCAGGCGCTGGTGGTGGTGATAACATTACTCTTTCTGTAGCAACAAGTTTTACTGATAACTTAATCCAAAACACAGCCGCCAAAGGTGTCAACTTCACTGCCAACACCCCTCAAGCGGGAATGACCAGCAGATTGCTAAATTGGTATGAAGAAGGTGTTTCAACAGTTACTTTGGCTTTTGGTGGCGCAAGTACTGGTATTACCTATGCAATGCGGGAATGTCGCTACACACGCATTGGCAATCGTATTTTTGTTCAAATTGGTTTGGCAATCAGTTCTAAAGGAAGTTCTACTGGTGCAGCAACTATTAGCGGATTGCCGTTTACAAACAAAAACGTAGGCTATGGGGGCGTTGTAATGACAACTTTTGCCGACAATATGACAGGTATAAACGGCGCAATCTATCCGTTTTTGCCAGAAAACTCATCAACAATTCAGCTTAAAAAAGTTGATTTGGCGGGAAACTTCAACATAGATGTTACTAATACTGATGTGAACAACACCAGTTATTTTATGATTTCTGGCAATTATTTGGTTGCTTAAAGGAAAATTAAATGTCGCTTACTAAAGTAACTTATTCAATGATTTCAGGCGAATGTCTGAATGTCTTGGACTATGGCGCTAAAGGTGATGGTACAACAAACGATACTGCGGCAATTGAAGCTGCAATAGCTGCTGCGACTACTGCTAAAACAACCTTGGTGTTTCCAGCGGGGACATATAAACTTATAACACCAAGCAATGCAAATGGTTTGCAAGTTGACTTGGGTTTAATGTCAATCGCAGCTAACGGCAACGTGACAATTGACTGTACGGCTCTTACAACGAATTATGCAATTCAAGTTTTCTCATCTCTGTCGTACCCAGTTTCTCATTACCAAAACACAACCCACGGCATAACAGGTTTGATTTTTATTGGTGGTGCAGATGCTGGTGTTAACGGAATGCTTGCATACCATCCGACATTTACAAACGGATGCCAGTTCAAGATTGAATCGTGTTCGTTCTACAACTTTGATACGAACCTGTATTTTGAATCAAATACATGGCGCATGTCATTTGTGAATTGTTCTTTCCTTAAAGGTAACGCAACGAACATTTTGTTTGGGCCGGGTACTAATCAGGGTGAATCTGTCATGTTCAGCCACTGTTTGATTGCAGATGGTGGCGACTTCCAAGTCAATAGCACTGGGAATCAAATTTATCTGTACTCTACTTCTTTGCTTAATACTCGTTTGTGGGTAACGGGCAACTCTAATACCATTAACATTTATGGCGGTAACATTGAAAACCCAGGCTCTGCATTGGCGTACCAATTTATCAGAGTTGCAAATACGGCAGCCAACAACAATACCAACACAGTTAATTTGTTCGGTGTCCCAATTACAATAAATCCCACTACTTGGACAGACCCATTGTTTTATGTGTTAGCCAACAACACATTGAATTTTGTTAATTCGACATGGCCTGACATCAACAACTACAACGTAGCCGACACCATAGGATATAGAGAGTTTGTGGGTGGTACTGGCAGAGTATTAGCATCTGGGTCATCCCATTTTCCTTTAGGCGGCGGCGTTAAACCAACAATTTCTCATCTTAATAATGCTCTTTATAACGGGGATTTTGAGACAGGAACAACGGCAGGATGGACTGTTTCACCTTACGGGACAGCAGGATCAACCGCAGTAGCAAGTGCAACAGCTAAAAAGTTTGGCACTTATGGATTGCTTGCTACTTCTGTAGTCGGTGGTGGCGTAAACGTTACTCAAACACAGCCTTGTATGCCTGGTCAACTCGTAACTGTATTTGCGTGGATTCAGTTAGCCACTGCTGTTTCTTCAACTCCTTGGAACTTTATTCAAACTGTTTTTAAAAGCGCAGACGGAACTACGTTAGCCACATACGGTGATGGCGACACAACAGTTGGGACATGGGATCAATTTGGAACTGAATCATCTGAATATGCTCCTATTGGAACAGCAACCGTTACGCTTACACTTAATGTGCAACCTGGCGGCAATGTTGTTTATTTTGATAACGTTGTAATGAACATTGTTTAAGGAACAATCATGGAATACAAATGGACAATTAACAAAGTTCAAGTAACCGAAGACAATCTGATTGTCAGGGTTGACTTGACAGTCACAGGCACTGATGGCAACAACTCAGCATCAGCGGCTTTTACACGCAATCTAATTCGTGGTGCTAGTTTCATTCCTTTTAATCAACTGACTGAGCAACAAGTTCTTAACTGGTGCTTTGAGCCAGAAGTTAATACTTGGATTGACTACAACAACATAGAGCAATCATCTACTCGTTTTATCAAAGACGAAGGTGAGGCGCAAGTAACTGGACAGATCATACGTCAGTTGGCTCAAAAGGCTACTGAACCAGCTCTGCCTTGGATGACAATTTAAATTTAAAGGGAATCAATCATGGCCTCTAATTCACAAATTGCATTTGCACCCCTTGGTCAAACAGTTGTTATCCCAGCTGCGGCTTCTGCCTCTACTGGCGTTCAAGCACTGGTTGATTCACGTTTTGATGGTCAAGGCACAGGTCAGTATCGAATCATCAATTCAAGCACCAACACGGTGTTTTTGGGTGTTGGAAGCACGGCTGCAATTGCTACGGCAAACGCTGTTGCGCCTACGGCTGGTTCACCTACTGCCGCCATCGTCTTAGCGCCTGGTGCTGTTGAGGTCTTGCGCTTCCAGCGTGAGTCATTCTTCAGTGGCTTGGCCTCTGCTGCCTCTACGGTTTACATCGTACAGGGCGAGGGTATGTAATGCTTGAGGATACCGACACACGGTTGGCGGTTCATGAGGCGGTTTGTGCTGAGAGGTACACCGCCATTGAGAAGTCGTTTGCATCAGGTTCACAGCGCATGACCCGCATTGAGTATTTGCTTTATGTGGTGATTGCGGCTGTGTTGCTCGGCCCAGGCTTTGCTGGCGAGTTGGTCAAAAAAATCATAGGTTTGTGAGCAATGGATGCTTTGGCTTCTTTTGCCACTGTTTCTGTTAACAGGAACTTCAGAAAAAGTCGAGTATCGTTGTGTAAGGTGGGCGTGGACAGGTGATGTTTACAACCGGAAGGTTGTTTGCCTTGAATGGGTAAAGGTTGTAAGAAAATGATTGACCCCATAACAGCGCTTGCAGGATTACAAAGTGCAATCAGCGTAGTCAAAAAAGCCAGCAAGGTCGCAAATGATCTGGCTGGTTTAGCACCGTCTATCGCCAAGATGTTTGACGCCAAGAGCGTGGCTACCAGAGCTATGGTAGAAGCCAAACGATCTGGCAACAAATCAAACTTAGGTACTGCGCTTCAAATCGAAATGGCCTTGGATGAGGCGAAGCGTTTTGAGGCCGAATTGATGTTGTTATTTCAGGCTACTGGCCGTGCAGACGTGTGGGACAAGATTAAAAAGCGCCAGCAACAAATGGATGTTGAAGATGCTCATTTAGCCAGACAAGCCAAAGAAGAAGAAAAGAAACGCAAAGAAGAAGAAGAAGAATACATGGCTTGGGCGGTTGGGGTTGTTGTGATCGTGATGCTCCTTGGCGCAATTGGCTGGGGTATTGCTGAGATACAAGACCTGTGTGCCAGATCAAGGTGTGGTCGGTGAATGAGTACCAGAAACAGTTTGATTTGTTTCTCAAAGTGTTCGTCAGGCTGTGCGTGGCTTGGTATGTCGTTGGTTTTTTGCGCTTCCTGCCTGATGAGTTAGCCGACAAGGTCGTGACCAAGATATTGGGGATGTTTGGACTATGAGTGACGAAAAGCCAGCAGACGTATTAAGCAAGGTGCTGTCCTATGTGGATAGCCCATTCAAGCTGTTTGCTCTGATACTCATGGCGGTGTTTGCTTTTGCTGGGTACTTTGTTTGGCAGAACCAATCGTTTTTATTTGATGCATACAAAGAAAACAGAAAACTCCCAACTATTGCAGAGGAAAGAGCAGAAGATGTTGCAGCGCATTTGTTTAAAAACACTGATGCAACAGTCATTGCCATTTTCAAAGTAAACCCTTTATTTGGCACAAGAGTTCTGTTTCGTGCCTATACCCGTGAGGGCAGAGACAAAACGCATGATGGCTTGGATGTTGGGTTATTTACGCAGAGTTCAGCCAATAATCGTGATGTGATTGCACTGATGGCGAATGAGATTCCTTGCAGTGAATATACCGTGGCTCAAAGTGAGATCGGGCTTTGGTACATTGAGAAGGGCGTTACCTTTGGATGCCGTGTAAGTGTGCCGCCAGAGCAAGGTCGGTTTGTTGGGCAAATCACTGTTGGGTGGGACAAAGAACCCAACGACTTGAACAAAACAATTAGTATGTTGCAGATTGCAAGTAATATATTGAGTAAAAGCAAACAGTAAAGGATCACTATGCTGACACTACTTTCAACCCTAATCTCATTCTTGATGGGCGGCCTGCCCAAGATTCTTGATTTTTTTCAAGATCGTGCAGATAAAAAGCATGAGTTAAACCTTGCCCAGATGCAGATCACCCGTGAGTTAGAACTACGAAAAGCGGGATTTGAGGCACAGGAAAGAATTGAACACATCAAGTCTGAGCAACTGGCTACTGAAAGCGCAGCCAACACCACTCAGGTTTTGATTGGCGCACAACAGGCTGAAATGCAAGCCCTCTATGCCCATGACACAAGTTTGAATGAGGGAACATCCACATGGATGAAAAACCTTAGAGCAAGTGTGCGCCCTGTCATTACTTACGGGTTCTTTTTCCTGTTGTTGTTTATTGACATTGGCCTATTTGCTTATGGCTGGAATCGTGGTGTGCCGTTCACCGAGTTGGCTGAAATGCTTTGGGACTCTGACACCCAAGCCTTGTTTGCTTCAATCATTGCTTTCCACTTTGGTGGTCGGGCTTTTGGCAAATGAACATCTCAGACAAGTGCTTGCACATGATTCGCCATCACGAGGGCGTGAGGCAGAATCCCTATAAATGCCCTGCAAAGCTGTGGACTGTAGGGGTGGGTCATGTGATGTTTCCAGAGCAAGGCAAACTCAAGATAGATCAGCGGGATGCCTTTGTGCCACCGCCAGAGGCCATGCGAAAACACTCAATGGAGGAAGTAGATGCAATACTTAGGGCAGACCTTACTAGGTTTGAGAAAGGCGTGGCTACTTATTGTCCTGTGCCTCTTACTCAAGGACAGTTTGACGCACTGGTTTCATTTTCTTTCAATGTAGGGCTTGGCACACTCCAGAGGTCAACCCTGCGCCAAAAGGTACTTAGGGGAGACATGGAGGGCGCTGCCGAGGAACTTCTAAAGTACTGCATGGCTGGCGGCAAAGTTCTCAAAGGCTTACAAAAGCGCAGAATTGACGAAAGAGCCTTATTTTTCAGTTGAGTTTTGCCTCAAATGTTTGCCTGTCAAACGCATGATCCAACAAGTTTGGCAAATCCATTTGTGTCCCATATCAACCCCTCCCTCTGGCGGCTTTGTCTCATCACATTTATTACAAGTTCGTAATCTATGAACAGGCTGATTGCCGCCTAATTCGATTGGGTACATTGCCATTCTCTTTCACTTCTGCCTGAGTTGGATTTGACTGTTTTGCCTGTCAGTTCAATCAAGCCCATTATTTTCATTTCGTTTAAGCGCCTGGCAACCTGATTGCTGTCCAAATTGGTACAGGCCGATATGCCATCTTTGCCCAAAGGCCCGTGAATTTGGAGACATTCAAAGATTCTCTGGTGGTGCTGGGTGGCAGATTCTTTGATTGAATCGGCTGCCTGAAACGATGTTAAAGGATCATTTGCCCTGACTCTTGGGAATTCTGGCATGGCGAAAATTTTCTTAAATGCGTCTTTATAGTCCATGATATTTCCTTGTTAGGGGCAATGCCCCTGTTAATCAAAATGGGATATCTTCCTCGTCTTTTGGCAAGCCTTTGTAATCTTCCTTTGGCTTTGGGGTGTTCAGATATGCCCAGCCGTTCCAGCCGCCATCTGGCAGTGGGATGCTGTCCAACTTGAGCATTGGGCCATTCTTAGTTTCAATGACCGAGCCAATGGTTTGGTAGCGTGATTTCTCTTGACCATCTTTGTTTGTGTACTTACCTGACACGATGGTGATTTCATAGAGTTTTTTAGACATTTTTTAATTCCATAAGTTGAGCAATTTTGATATCAAGTTCGTTTAAGAATTTGACCACTTCATCTTCCATTTGCTTGATGAACTCGTTATCCCGTGGGACTCGTTTCACAAACAATTGAAGTTCCTCTGGCAGACGATTGTCAAAGCTGACAAAATCGCACCACTGCCGCCCTGTGCAAGCCATCTGAAACTGCATCTGGGTGTTGTACTTGCCTGGCACACTTTGGGACAGCAAAGTCTCAATGTGCGTTGCTGTGTTGGGGCATTTGATCTCTAAGAGGCCATCATCACCCACCAAGCCATCAGGAGAAGCGCCAGCCATGATGATGGAGGGATGGGGTACAAACCCCACTTCATCAACCAAAACATCCTGTAAAGCCTCATAAGCGGCTCTGGCAAGGGGTTCTGTGTCTGTGCCGTGTTGCATGGCAGCATTCGTGAAACTCTCACCCTTTTGACCCGTCAGGCGTTCACACACCAGCTGGGCCATGTAGTTGTCACGGGTTGCTGAATAGCCTGTCTTTGTCTTGGCAATTACATCAGCCACACGGGATGCGGTGACTTTGCCAATCCGAATGGTGAACCATTCTTCTGTGCCTTGATCCATCATTTCAATCATAATTTTCCCTTTGCTTTATCTTTTGCTGCGATTACTTTCTTTTGCCATTCAGAATCGCCATTGCAAGCGGCATAAGCGGCTTTATAGGCGGCTTTTAATTGATCTTGGTCGGTAGATGCCTCGATTGCCGCCAAGTGGTCTACAAGGGCGCTTTCATTGACTTGAGGTCTGCGGCTGGCTGTGTTGCCATCGTCATCTTCTGGTGCAATGCCGCAAGCCGCCATCAGGGAATATCTACGAGCGTAAGTCAAAGCTGAACCAAAACCTTGGGCATCGTGCTTATTAGCCGGAACAAAAAGTTGTCCACAGTTTAGGGATTCACCAGACTCATGGAGAAAGATGGTTTCAATAATCACCCCATCTGGCGATGGTTGGTTTTGTTGAATTAGGGCAATACCATTGTTGTTCAAAGCATCAATGACTGCCTCAACGCAAGCTGAAAGATCAGCATAGCGTGATTTGAAATGAGGATTTGTTGAGGATTTGAGCGCTGGGCCGAAAGCCTTTTGTGCTTTGACCAATGCAGTTGCGATATTTTTCATGATTGTTCCTGTGAAAGTTCGATTTGCAGTTGTTTAAGTTCTTCAGCGGTGATGTTGATTAAGTAGCAAAGGCTGCGAATCTTGCCCTGAAGCATTCCGACTTGATAGGCCAGGCGATCCCGTGGGTCTTGGCCCTCATAGATGCTGGCGGCATTTTGTGCCACTTCATTGATGATGTAATCTGCGTTCATGATTCTTCCTTTAAATAAGCTGTCAGGCGTTTGATTCGGTCTTGGTGGTACTCAGCCATGCGCTTTGCGTATTCGTTGGCACTGAGAGCCTCCAATAGCTTGCGCTGTGCCATTTCAAGTTCTTTAGCTGCCAACTCTTTTGGTGATGGCAAGCGGAAATAATCTTTAAATTTGTCAATCATGATTAGCCCCTCCATGCGAGCATTACGCCCCAACCACCAAAGATGATGATCGCCAATGTCCATTCGACAATTGTTGTGATGATCTTAGATTTCATTTTGTTCCTTTAGCATACGAGCGTGGTGAATCTTGGCCTCAGAAACAATGCGTTCAAATTCGGATGAGGACAGATCGCAAGAAATGTCATCACCCTTTTCGCTAAAGACAAACACATCGTAGATTTCTGCTGAGTTATGGTCATGTGGCAGATTGAATTCTGCTGGGTAGTAGTCATAACCGACCTTGACTTTCTCAAGGGTTGTGCCATCGTCATAAGTGACGAATTCATCAAAGTGGTAGTGAAGTTTGTAGTCAATCATTTGATCTCCTAAATAGACCCCAAGAAGTTCAGGGCATGGCGCAAGTGTACACCAAACTAAACACGCAACAAGGTTTTTTTATTAGTACTTTCCCTAGTGTTGCTTTTTTGCAAATGTATAGATGTTTATTTTGCTATACTGATTTCATGGACAAACAAAAAGCTATCACATTGGCTGGCTCACAGAGTGAGCTTGCTCGCATCTTGGGCATCACTAGGGCAGCAGTACACAATTGGAAAACCATCCCAACTGGTAGGCTTTATCAATTGATGGTGTTGCGGCCTGATTGGTTTGTATAGTAAGATTATGGAAACACTTGGCGGTGTTAATGTAGTAGGGTTACACATGAAGTCTGCTGGTTACTACGCCAGTCCGCCAACATCCGCAAGGGTGAGACTTCAGGTGTAGCCCTTTTTTTTGGGCTTTTTATGAGAATTAAAAACTGGACAAAGTTTCAGCATTTCAAGGATAGGCGGCCTCCTTGGGTAAAGCTGTATCGTGACATTCTTGATGACCTTGAATGGCATGAATTAGACCCCTTGGCTGCCAAAGTTTTGGTCATGCTCTGGTTGATTGCCAGTGAAAACGATGGGCGCATCCCTGACAACAAAACCCTTGCTTTTCGTCTTAGATTGACGGAAATTAAAACTAAAGAAATCATTATCAAGTTGTCTCACTGGCTGGAACAAGATGATATCAATTCGATATCAAATGGATATCAAGTTGATAGTACAGAGACAGAGAGAGAGACAGAGGTAGAGAAAGAGAAAGAGACAAAGGCAAAAGCGCCTGAAGGCGTTTCACCAGAAGTCTGGGATTCTTTTGTAAAACAAAGAAAAGCAAGCAGGGCTGTTATTACAACGACTGTCATTAAATCAATTCAAAAAGAAGCCGATAAAGCTGGATGGACACTTGAACAAGCATTGGCTGAATGTGCTGCTCGTGGATGGCGTGGATTTAAAGCCGATTGGGTTGCAGACAAAAATTTAACCAAAACTGGTCAACGAAACGCTAATGTTTTGTCTAACCTAACCCGTGGCTTACTTGGAGGACAAAGCAATGTCAAATTACTTGGAAACTGATTTTTGCGAAACAGAACAAGGTTTGGACTATATCTTTGGGCGCATGAGTGCAATTTATGGTGCGGCTTTTCTCAGGCATTGGGAAGGTGTTGACCACAATTTAATTCGCCAAGAATGGTCAAATCAACTTGGAAGATTTCTGACATATCGACCAAGCATGGACTTTGCCATAAGTAAGTTAAATGAGGAATTTGTGCCAAGCGCAATTAAATTTAGAAACCTTTGCAATCAAGGCCCTGACATTCCTGTTAAACCAATAACCACGACGCTGCTTGAACGAAAAATGTCGATCCATGAGCAAATTGAAAGTGATCGCATCAAGGCTGAAGCCCTAGCTAAATTGGCAGAACTAAAAAAACAATATGGTGGGAGATCATGAATGAGTTGGCTCTTTTCGCAGGCGCTGGTGGAGGAATACTTGGTGGACACCTCCTTGGTTGGAGAACAGTCTGTGCAGTCGAATGGGAAGCCTACCCAGCAAGCGTACTGTGCGCCCGACAAAATGACGGACTTCTCCCGCCTTTCCCGATTTGGGATAACGTTCAAACCTTTGACGGAAAACCTTGGAGACAAATTGTTGATGTTGTATCTGGAGGATTTCCTTGTACAGACATCAGTGCAGCAGGACGAGGCGCAGGGATTGATGGAGAAGCCTCAGGAATGTGGCGAGAAATGGCAAGGATCGTTTGTGAAGTTCAGCCCCGATTCGTGTTCGTGGAAAACTCACCAATACTCACTTCTAGGGGACTTGACCGAGTTCTCGGAGACCTGGCCAAAATGGGGTTTGATGCGAAATGGGGAGTGTTGGGCGCAGACTGCATTGGACTACCCCATCGGAGAGAACGAATTTGGTTGTTGGCTACCAACCCCCGTCACAAGTATGTGGAGAGGGGCGGCAAAAAAGAGGTATTGGGGAAGCCAAGAATACAGAGCAAGTTTTACAACGGAGTGGGTAAGGACGAGCCTGGATTGCGCTCAATACTTTCACCCGGATTATGCAGAACTCATAATGGACTTCCCGGACAAGTGGACAGAATTAAAGCCATTGGAAATGCACAAGTTCCAAGAGTGGCGGCAACAGCATGGAGAATCTTAAATGAAAGTTGAAATCGGAAACGCAACACTTTATTTAGGTGATTGCTTGGATATTTTGCCAACAATAGACAAAGTTGATGCAGTAATTACCGACCCTCCTTATGGAATAAATGCAGAAAGTGCTGGTGGTCGTGGAATGTCAGGTTGGAACAATTTTGAAAAATTACATTGGGATAAAGTTAGACCAGAAAAAGAAACATTTGATTTATTTTTGCAAAAAGGAAAAATTGTTATTGTTTGGGGTGGAAATTACTTTACAGATTGGCTTCCACCATCAATGGGATGGCTTTCATGGGACAAATGCCAAGATGGATTTTCGTTGGCAGACTTTGAATTAGCCTGGACTAATCAACAAAAAGCAGCACGAAGAATAAATTACTCAAGAGCAATGGCATTAAAAGATGTAAAAGAACATCCAACTCAAAAGCCAATAGCAGTTATGAAATGGTGCATTGAACAATGCAAACCAAACCCAAAAACAATTCTTGATCCATTCATGGGAAGTGGAACAACAGGAATTGCGGCAATTCAAATGGGACGCAAGTTTATTGGCATTGAGCGTGAACCTAAATACTTTGACATTGCTTGCAAACGCATTGAATTAGCAGCGGCACAACCACAATTATTTGAATCTGAACAACCTAAACAAGTTCAAGAGGCAATGTTTTGACACACCATGAAGCGACAGCCATCCTTAATCGAGTCAGAGAAGGCCAACAATTTAGCGAGTTTGTCATCACAAGAGCGCTTGAACTTACAGGAGACTATGAGGAACACAGAAGCCCAAGAATGGATCAGGCGCTACCGCAAGAAGGTGATGGAGGAGGGCAGGGGAGAAGCCCAATACTGGTGGCAACAGACTCTAGCGGATATTGCCAAGAGGCGAGGCCAAGCGGCTGCTGATGACTTGAAAAAACGCATGAACGAGCAGAAAGACAAAAAATGATGCAGATCATGTTCACGATTTATGGACACCCAGTTGCCAAAGGTAGACCGAGGTTTTCCACAAGGGGCAAGTTCCCTGTTGCATACACACCTGAAAAGACAAAGAACTATGAATCCGAGGTGGCGATGATGGCAAAAGGTGCAATGGGCGCATCAAACCCGCTAGAAGGGGCTTTGGAGGCGTTTATTTATGTCACCTTTCCAGTTCCCGCCTCATACTCAAAAAAACGCACTGAGGCTTGTTTAAGCGATTCTGAGAAACACACCAAAAAGCCCGATTTGGATAACGTAATCAAGAGCGTGATCGATGGCATGGACAAGATCGTGTTTGAGAATGATTCCCAAATCACATCCATTCATGCCACTAAGGTTTATGGTGAATTGGCAAAAGTCGAAGTAATAGTGAGGCAAATATGAATAAAGATTGGATTTTAATTACTTTGGGTTTGAGTATATTTTGGTTTTTTGTCATTTACTTTTTAAAGTCAATATGATTATTTCACTTTATAACCCCCACCAAGCCCACACAGTGCTGAAAGACCTATGGCCCAAGATTAAAGAAACCTTACAAGCTGGTAAACAACTGCGCTTAGAGGTCAAGAAAGCCACCCGCAGCACAGATCAGAATGATATGTTCCATGCCCTGATTGACATGGTTGCCAAGCAAATGAAGGGCGCTGGCAGTGCTTGGTCATCAGACGATTGGAAAAGGCTCTTAATTGACCAATGGGCGCATGAGACAGGGCGCAAGGTCGGCAAGGTCGCCCCAAGTTTAGACGGGGAGAGAGTTGTTCAATTGGGACTACAAAGCCACAAATTCACCAAAGAAGAAGGCTCAGAGTTCATTGAATGGCTCTTGGCATGGATGGCAGAAAAAGGAATAGAAGCATGATGTGTCCCCGCTGTGGGTCTGAAACCTTAAAAGTTTTAGACACCCGATCAAACCCCGAATTCGTCAGCCGAAAGCGCCAGTGCGAAAACAACCACAAGTTTTACACCAAAGAATATGCAATACCCGAAACACAAGTATGTGAGAAGCCAGAAACTGCTAAAATTAGTGGCGGCTCAATCCTGTCAGCTTTGTGGAACAGAAAATGGAATTCAAGCAGCACATAGCAATTGGGGTGGCGGTAAAGGCCGAGGAATAAAAGCCGATGACAATCTGGTTGCGGCTTTATGCCAAACTTGTCATTACGACATCGACCAAGGTGCAAAATGGTCAAAGGCTGAAAGACAGCAAGCATGGAACATAGCCCACTTCAAAACAGTTCAATTGTTAGTGGACACAAACCAATGGCCTGTTGACATTCCTGTACCGGACATTGCAAAATGAGTACGCTGACAAAATGCAGTTGCCAGCTTTTGGGGGCGAATGCTCCCATTTTTTTGTAGAATGACAGAATCGCAGAAACAAACCTTTCGCGGAGGTTACAAAATGGCAACACGAAAAAACCCAAAGTTCAAACCAGAAGACAAGGACAAACTAAGCCAAATCGTTTTAGATGGAATGTCCACCGATGGTCTAAGCTGCTTCAAAGCGTGTCAAAAGGCAGGAGTGGCAAACAGCACTTTTATGCGATGGCTCGATGCTGACCCTAAACTAGCGGAGAGATACGCACGAGCTAGAGAGGATTTGATCGAGCGAATCGCCCATGAAACCATGCAGATTGCTGACCAAGACGTTGGCACTACGAATGATGGCAAGAAAGATTGGATGGCGGTTCAAAAGCAACGGCTTCAGGTTGATACCCGCAAATGGCTATTGTCCAAATTAGCACCGAAACGCTACGGTGACAAACTTGAATTGTCGGGCGACCCTGCCAGCCCTTTCATTCAACGCATTGAGCGTGTTGTTGTTAAATGACAACTTTGCAAATTGAGACACCACAGTGGGCGCTGCCCTTGTTAGAAGGCAAACGCTACAAAGGTGCTTGGGGTGGTCGAGGTTCTGGCAAATCCCATATGTTTGCCGAGTTGATGATTGAAATGCACATCATTGACCAAAAGCGCAGAAGCGTTTGTGTGCGTGAAATCCAGAAATCCTTGAATCAATCGGTCAAGAGGCTGCTTGAGACCAAGATTGAGGCCATGAACGCTGGTGCATACTTTGAAGTTCAAGATTCGGTCATTAAGTCCAAAAAGGGCGATGGTGCGATAATCTTTCAGGGTATGCAGAACCATACAGCAGACAGCATTAAGTCGCTGGAGGGTTATGACTGCGCTTGGGTTGAGGAAGCCCAAAGCCTGAGTCAGACCAGCCTTGACCTCCTGAGACCAACAATTCGCAAGCCAAACAGCGAGTTATGGTTCACATGGAATCCAAGGCAGCAATCCGACCCAGTGGATTTTCTATTGCGTGGGCCAGAGCCGCCAAAGGATGCAGCAGTAATCAAAGTCAACTTTGGCGATAACCCGTGGTTTCCACAAGTCTTAAAAGACGAAATGGAATACGACAAGCGCAGAGACCCTGACAAATACCAGCACGTTTGGATGGGTCAATACCTACAAAACAGCAACAGCAAGGTATTCAAAAACTGGAAAATTGACGACTTTGAAGCACCGCCAGATGCAATCCATCGCCTTGGTGCTGACTGGGGTTTCTCAGTTGATCCGACAGTTTTGGTGCGCTGCCACATAATCGGGCGCACCCTTTATATTGATTACGAAGCCTATATGGTGGGCTGTGAGATTATCAACACCCCTGAGTTATTCATGCAAGTTCCAGAGGCTGAGAAGTGGCCTATCGTGGCAGACTCAGCCAGGCCGGAAACCATCAGCCACATGAAGCGCAACGGGTTTCCAAAGATCATGACTGCGATCAAAGGGCCAAAGTCTGTAGAGGAAGGTATCGAGTTTTTGAAGAACTATGACATCGTTGTTCACCCTCGTTGCATCCACACAATTGACGAGTTGAGCCTGTACAGTTATAAATCAGACCCATTGACAGGCAGAATTCTGCCCATGCTTGAGGACAAAAAGAATCACGTTATTGATGCTTTGCGATATGCGTGTGAGGGCATCAGGCGGTCAGCGGTAACAAAATCGGCTACATTTACACCATTGCCCAATGTCAAACGCTGGTAGATAATCGCCCCAAAAGGACAAATATGGCACGAATACCCAACGACCAACGCCTTGCAAATTTACACGCTGAAGCACTGCGGCAGTTTAATGATATACAAACTGCGCTGCGGGATGAGCGTCTGCAATGCCTACAAGACAGGCGTTTTTACTCGTTGTGCGGCTCTCAGTGGGAAGGGCCATTGTGGGATCAGTACGAAAACAAGCCCAAGTTTGAAGTCAACAAAATCATGTTGGCGGTCATTCGCATCGTTAACGAATACCGAAATAATCGCATCACCGTTGACTATGTGAGCAAAGACGGGACTGAGAACGACAAACTGGCTGAAGTCTGCGATGGCCTTTATCGTGCTGACGAACAAGCATCGGTGGCTGATGAGGCTTACGACAATGCCTTTGAGGAAGCTGTTGGCGGTGGCATTGGTGCATGGCGACTGCGTACTGTTTACGAAGATGAAGAAGACCCAGAGAATGAACGCCAGCGCATCAGATTCGAGCCAATCTTTGATGCCGACTCAAGTGTATTCTTTGATCTGAACGCCAAGCGGCAAGACAAGTCAGATGCCAAATATGCTTTCGTGGTCAACAGCATGACCCGTGAAAGCTACAAAGAAATCTATAACGATGACCCAACGGATTGGCCTAAGATCATTCACCAATACGAGTTTGATTGGGCAACCCCTGATGTTGTGTTTGTAGCTGAGTACTACAAGGTCGAGGAAAAAACCGAGGTAATCCGCATATTTGAAGCCATTGATGGCACTGAGGAACGCTATACAGCCCAAGACTTTGCAGACGATGAAATGTTAGAAGAAACCCTGATGGCGGTCGGCACAAGGGAAGTCAGGCAAAAACGTGTCAAGCGGATGCGTGTTCGCAAATACATCATGTCTGGTGGCAAGGTGCTAGAAGATGCAGGCTACATCGCAGGCAAAAATATCCCCATCGTGGTGGTGTACGGCAAGCGGTGGTTTGTGGATAACATCGAGCGTTGCATGGGTGCTGTGCGTCTGGCTAAAGATGCCCAACGCCTAAAGAATATGCAATTGTCCAAGTTGGGTGAGATTTCAGCCTTGTCAAGCATTGAAAAGCCCATCATGACTCCAGAGCAAGTTGCTGGGCATCAGGTGATGTGGGCAGAGGATAACCTGCGTGATTACCCTTATCTGCTGATTAACCCTGTTACTGGTGCTGATGGCGGCACACAAATCTCTGGCCCTGTGGCTTACACAAAGTCAGCACAAATCCCACCTGCGATGGCGGCTTTGCTTGCTATCACCGAACAAGATATGCAGGACATTTTGGGCAACCCACAAGGGGCTGACAAGATGATTTCAGGCGTATCTGGCAAAGCGGTTGAGTTAATTCAAACCCGTGTGGATATGCAAACATTTATCTACATGAGCAACTTTGCCAAAGGCATGAAGCGATGTGGTGAGATTTGGCTTGGCATGGCAAAGGAAATCTACACCGAAGACAAGCGCAAGATGAAAACCATTGCCGCTACTGGTGAGGCCGGAATGGTCGAATTGATGCAACCCACAATTGACACAAAAACTGGTGCTGTGGTGATGGCAAATGACCTGTCCAGTGCCACATTTGATGTGGTTGCCGATGTTGGCCCATCCTCAAGTAGCAAACGTGCGGCTACTGTCAGGGCTTTGACAGGAATGCTCCAGATCACCCAAGACCCTGAGACAGCCCAAGTGCTGACTGCAATGGCGATGATGAATATGGAAGGCGAGGGCGTTGGGGATGCAAATGCTTATTTCCGTAAGAAGCTACTGCGGATGGGCGTTGTTCAGCCAACAGACCAAGAGGCAGAAGAACTCATGGCAGAAATGCAAGGCAAGCCTCAAGACCCGAACGCAATGTATCTGCAAGCCGCAGCCGAGAATGAAATGGCAAAAGCAGCCAAAGCAAGGGCCGATACTGTTGAAACCGTGGCAAGCGCAGAACTCAAACGGGCGCAAACGCTAGAGACTTTGGGCAAGGTTGAAGAAACAGCACAGGGCATGGCGATGACCAACGCCCAGGCAGTGCAAGAAATTTTGCAGGGGCAGATTGTGCAACCTGTTGCGAATCAGTAAAAAACAAGCGACAATTAAAACAACGGTTACCACCCAGCCGTTTAAAGTGGGTGAGTTGAATGGGGTCAAAGATGAATCAAAAGGCAGTAATTGAGGACAATGAAGTCGAGGTAATAGAAGAAGAAATCGAAGTCAACGAACCCGTTGATGAGATTGAACCAGAAGATACCGAAGAAGTTGTTGTCAGCATTGGTGAGGAAGCGCCATCTCCCGAAGAACATACTCCTGCGCCTGAATGGGTAAAAGAGTTGCGTAAGACGAACCGAGAACTGCAAAGGCAGAATCGTGAACTGCAAGCAAGGGTACAAGCTGCACCACCTGAGACCAAGCCAGTGGTGATTGGAAATAAGCCAAAGCTAGAAGATCACGACTATGACGCTGATGCATACGAGGAAGCATTGACAAGTTGGTTTGAGCGCAAGCGTCAGGCCGATGAAATCAACGCCAAGCAAGAAGCTGAAGTTATGAATCAGCAAAAGGCATGGCAAGCCAAGTTGGATGGTTATGGCAAGGCGAAAGCCGAGCTAAGAGTGAAAGACTTTGAGGATGCTGAAGAAGTTGCTCAACAAGTTTTTTCTATCACCCAGCAAGGCGTTTTGCTGCAAGGTGCAGATAATCCTGCACTCGTTGTTTACGCACTCGGCAAAAACCCTGCAAAGGCTAAAGAGTTGGCTGAAATCAAAGACCCCGTAAAGTTTGCCTTTGCGGTAGCAAAACTGGAGAAAGACTTGAAAGTTACAAATCGCAGGCAAGCACCCGCCCCAGAGCGTATCGTTACAGGAACTGGAAGATCATCTGGTGCGGTTGACTCAACACTTGAACGGCTGAGAGAAGAAGCGGCTCGTACTGGCAACATGACGAAAGTCATTCAGTACAAATCGCAGAAACGATCAGCATCCAAATAATTTATTAGGAGCTTATTATGAGCAATAGTTTTTCAAAAGAAGAGCGTGTAGCGTTTGAGGACATCCTCGAAGGCTTTAACGATGCTTTGGTTTTATCCCGCAACGTGTCCATCTACAACACAGATGGCTCGATGATGGAACGCACCAACAACGTGATTTATCGTCCACAGCCTTACATCGCACAATCGTATGATGGCATGGATCAGACCAACAACTTCACAGCTTACACACAGCTTGCAGTACCAGCGACACTCGGCTTTCAAAAGTCTGTGCCGTTCATTCTGGATGCTTTGGAACTGCGTGATGCATTGCAAGAAGGTCGTTTGGGCGAAGCCGCCAAGCAGAAACTTGCCTCTGACATTAACATTTCAATTATGAATGTTGCTGCAGCCCAAGGTTCTTTGGTCGTGACCGTGAACACCGCTGCTGGTGATTATGATGATGTTGCCTTGTGCGACAGCATTATGAACGAGCAGGGCGTTCAGTCTTTTGACCGTTACTTGGCTTTGTCCAGCCGTGACTACAACGGCATCGCTGGCAACATTGCTGGTGGAGCTACTGGTGGTGGTGCATCCCGCAGTTTCGCTGGCACTAAGTCCAACACCGCTTTCGAGCGTTCTTTCGTTGGTATGGTTGCAGGCTTTGAAACTTACAAGTTGGATTACGCAAACCGCTTGGCTGCACGTGTTGGTTCTAACACCACCATGTCCACCTTGGCTTCCGCCAACAACTACTATGTTCCAGTTGCCACTTCTACCGCAGTGACAGGCGAGACCCAGAACGTTGACAACCGCTTCCAGACCATCACTGTCACATCGACAACTGATCTGCGAGTGGGTACACCGTTTGAGATCTCTGGTGTTGAGGCTGTGCATCACATCACTAAGCAAGGTACTGGCTTTGCCAAGACTTTCCGTGTGGTAAGCATCACAAACTCAACCACTTGCGTTATCACACCTCCAATCATCTCTGCCCAAGGTGGAACTGATGCCGAGTTGCAGTATCAAAACTGCATCGTGACACCTAACGCCTCTGCAACAATGACCCGTTTGAACTCAACTACTGCACCTATCAACTGCTTCTGGCAGAAAGATGCATTGGAGATTTTGCCTGGTCGTTACGCTGTTCCCTCCGATGCTGGCGTTGCAGTGATGCGAGCCTCCACCGATCAGGGTATCGAGTTGGTCATGCAGAAGCAGTACGATGTCAACACCATGAAGACCAAGTATCGCTTGGACACCCTGTATGGTGTGGTCAATAAGCAGCCAGAAATGTCTGGTATTTTGCTATTCAATCAGGCTTAAGGAGTAAATCATGAGCTACCAAGTAATCTTTGCACAAGGCACAGCCACTGTTGCAGTACCCGCAGGCGAGAAAATCGCTGTTCAAGCCTTTTCGCCAGCACAAGTGTTTCAAGAAGTTGGTTTCCCCCAATTTCCTGAAGCCAATGATTTGCTGACAACGGTTGACAACACAACTTATGTATCAAGTGCATTTACCAATGCCACCAACGTGATTATTCAAGCTGGTGCATCGGGCGCTTACTACTCTGTGGGTGTTGCTCCTGACATCAGCAACAATGGCAACTGGCAACCTCAAGGTGCGCCAGCCAACATTGCTGATGGCGGCTCGATGGCGGCAACTGCTGCCAACGTGTTGACAGGCATCATCACTGCTACTCCTACAGCAAGCCGTGACATTCAATTGCCAACAGGTGCAAACCTTGATCTGGCAACTGAGTGGGCTATCGGTGATTCGTTTGACTTCAGCGTCATTACTTTGGCTGCATTTGCTTTGACTTTGACTGTCAATACCAATGTGACCATCGTTGGTTCTGCTGCAACTGCGGCTACGGCTGGTGCATCTGCACGTTTCCGTTGCCGTAAGACTGCGGCTGATACCTTTGTCGTCTATCGTATCGGTGGTTAAACCTAGACAGGCCAGCAGAGATGTTGGCCTGTTTTACTTAGGAGAACAAAATGCCAATGAAAAAAGGTTACTCAGACAAGACCATTTCCAAGAATATCAAAATGGAAATGAAATCAGGCAAGCCCCAAAAGCAAGCCGTTGCAATGGCACTTGGTATGGCTACTAAGTCGGCAAAAGCCGCTGGTAAGCCTAGCAAAGCACCAATGAAAAAATGATTAAGTCAGCCGCAATCATTAAGATTAAAACTCTCGCCCCGTGGCGGGAGTTGCGTTTGCAAAAGCGCAAACTCAAAAAAGAGCAAGCTATCGAACGCAAGCTGAATAAAGTCTACTATCCATCACCGATTGGCGCAAAAGTTATTGAAGTGCCTGATGAATCAATTGAAGTTGTTGAGTCTGTTGATGACAGCCCACCAACTCGTGAGGAAATGCTACAACAGGCTGAAGCCATTGGCATGAAGGTTGACAAACGCTGGTCAGATGCGACACTTCTGAAACACATTGAGGAATCAGCATGGGCTATAGAAAACGACAATTCATAAGCGCAGCCTTTGAGGAAATCGGGTTAGCGTCTTACGTGTTCGATTTACAGCCTGAACAGCTTGAATCTGCCTTGCGTAGATTAGATGCAATGATGGCAGACTGGAACGCCAAGGGTATCCGCTTGGGTTACCCTTTGCCATCCAGCCCACAAGACAGTAGCTTAGATGAAGAAACCCTCGTGCCTGACTCGGCTTACGAGGCCATTATTTGTAGTCTTGGCATTAGGCTTGCCCCAAGTTTTGGCAAGCAAGTAATGATTGAGACCAAGACCACTGCCAAGCAAGGTTACGACATTCTGTTACAAAGAGCCACATTCCCGCTTGAACAGCAACTTCCGGCAACAATGCCTGCTGGTGCTGGCAATAAGCCTTGGAGGGTCTACGATAATCCGTTTATCAGACCACCAGCCAACCCTGTTACTGCTGGCCCTGATGGGCCTCTCGAATACTATTAAGGACAGTCATGCCACAAATCAATCAGTTACCCGTACTCAGCACTGTTTCAAGCGGAGACCAGTTACCCGTTTATTCGCCTAACAATGGGGATGCAAGACGTTTGTCCATTGGCAATCTGTTGACATTTTTCCAACAGACTTTTGCATCGCCAACTTTGTCGGTGAATCTTTATGTGCCTGGCTCTGGGTTCAATATCACTGTGCCGACTCCAGTTAGCCAAGATCAATGGATGCTGTTGCAACCTGCTGGAACGCTGGCCTCTGGCACGATTACTTTGCCTTTGAATACTGGTGTGCCTGATGGCACTACGGTGCTGATTACCACCACTCAAGAGATCACATCGCTAACCATTGCGCTAAATGGTGCGACTGCACTTTATGGCGGTGTAACTACATTGTCGGCTGGCACAGCAACAGCCATTAGGTTTTATCAACCCACAAACTCTTGGTATCAGATCAATGCTGAGACTGTTTATGCCGCAGGAATTCAAGCGTTTCTGGCAAACCCAACCAGTGCTAATTTACGGGCAGCAATGACTGATGAAACAGGCACAGGTTCATTGGTATTTGCAAACAGCCCAACCTTGGTTACGCCAGCACTTGGTACACCATCAGCACTTGTTGGCACAAACATCACAGGCACGGCTGCTGGATTGACCGCAGGCAATGTGACTACAAACGCAAACCTGACTGGTGCTATTACGTCAGTCGGCAATGCTACATCTTTGGGTTCATTTACATCGGCAAATCTTGCCTCGGCATTAACCGATGAAACTGGCACAGGCGCAAATGTATTTGCCAACACACCTACATTGGTGACTCCAAATATTGGAGCAGCCACAGGAACAAGTTTAGCAGTCACAGGCTCACTTAGATCATCTGGCACGGCTGGCGTGGGTTATTCCACAGGCGCAGGCGGTGTAGTTATTCAAGGCACAAGCCGAACCACAGGTGTGACGATTAACAAACTAACTGGTCAAATCACATTATTTTCTGCGGCAGGCACAACCAGTGCAACGACTTTTACTGTAACTAACAGCACCGTTGCGACAACCGATGTGATTATCCTTAATCAACATACAGGCACTGATTTGTATGATTTGATGGTCACTAAGACAACCTTGGGTTCTTTTGATATTACATTCCGCACAACTGGTGGAACAACAACTGAACAGCCAATATTTAACTTTGCAGTTATTAAAGGCGTAGACTCATAATGGCTACCAAGCCCAAGTCATCGGTCAATGAGGCTGGCAACTATACGAAGCCAACCATGCGTAAGCGGCTCTTTGAGGAAATCAAAGGTTC